TTTGTATTAAATTAGCAATCCACTCTATTCTACTTTCTTTTCTGTGTATATACGATTTTTCAGCACTATAATCAGGAAAGTATCCATCTTTAAATTCTTTATATGTCGGTATTCTACCTATCCTAATTTCTTCACTAAACTCTTCACACCATTCTTCATATTCTTTGGTTAAGTTCTCTTCCAATTGTAGAATATCAATTTTGATAGTAGATAATACACCTCTTTCAATTAATTCATAAGCAGGTATTTCATATCGTTTTGGACCTACTGCTATATGAACCATCATTGCACTAGATGGGTCTTTAGGTAATGTACCAGTAAAACCAAATCTATATGGCATTTTAGCAGCATGTTCACAGATAATTTTTTGTAATACATTACCTTTTAATCTGTGACATTCATCTACAATAACCATATCAAACGTATTCATTATTTTTGGATTATTTTTTAATGCTTGCCAAGTAGAAACAATATGTTTATGGTTTAGTGTTTTTTCAGTACCACTATATTCACCTGTATCTAATCCACAATTTATATAATCACGTTTTGTTTGTCTGATTAAACTTTGATTTGGAACTATTGTAATACTTTTTGCACCTAGCTTATCATATGCTGTAATTAAAGCAACACAACAATATGTTTTTCCTGATCCTGTTCCAGCAACACACAATCCATATCCTGTTTCTATTAAAGCGTTAACACCTTCTACTTGATAATCTCGAAGAATAATAGGTTCTCCAGTATCTAGATGATTAATATGTTCAAATAACGTTTCCGTTATATAATCAGGTTGAAAAGCTTCAGTTTCACGAACATCATCCAATTCAATAGTATATCCAAATCTTTTTAACTGGGGAATAATTTTATCTAATAGGTATAAGTATGTTTTACCATCTTTACCAAAATATCTTATTTTTCCATCCCACTGACCGAGTTGAAATTTTGGATTAAAGAAATAGTTATCTGTTAGAACAGCAAATTCATTATAAAAATGTTCAAGATGGTCTCCGTGAAGTCCAATAATCATAATATGGACTTCATTCAGAATTCTAATCTTTACAGATTTAGTCATTATAGAGTATCTTTATGAATATCGTTGATTTTACAGAGTGTAATATCACGGAGGGCAAAACCACGACGATTAAAAGCATCTAATAAGTTTTTATATTTGTCTAATAATTCTTGGACTTCAAGACTGACTTCATGTATATCCAGATATTCTTTTTCTCTATCGATATATTTGTCTGTCATTCGTTCAGACAACGCAGGATTATAATTTTCATTATATTGAGCAGTTAATCTACCTCGAACTTTTTTTATTTCAGCCTCTATGTATTTTAATATAATACCAAGTTCAGCAGCTCTTTCACCATAAAAAGCACACCAAGCAGCTTGTTCTTTTAATGTTGTTTCAAGGGTTTTACCAGTAATAGCAATATTTTCAGAACAGGAAGACAGATCTTTTTCGTATTGAGCAAGAAGATCTGGCAATTTTGACATATTTTGACCTAATGCATGTATTATACTCATTAGTGTTTGGCTCCTCTTCCTTGATGTTTATACAGAGCTAATTGTATTAATTGTTCCTCTGTTAAATTTGAAGTATCAAACTTTAATTGATTATTGTTTAGAGATTGTTTTATGTCTTCTTTAAATGCAGAAGGATCAAACTTTAATTGAGTATTATCCTTGATTTTACTAGAAAATTCAACAGAGTCTTCCAGATTTTCAGTAGTTTGGTTAATAATATAATTTAGAAAAGTTTTTATTTCTTCTTTAGATTTAAATGCGTGGGTGATAGGGACACCAACACGCATCATTTTAGTAACTTCAGATAACTGATATTCTTCTGGAGAAGGAACAAATAATTTTTCGATAAATGGAGACATATCATTAGGATTATATGTAATAGTACATATCATCAATAATGCCCCTGAAATAAAATGTATATCATTCCATTCAACATTTTCTGATGGAACATCAAACAACTCCATTAGAGTTTCTAAAACTGGTGTTTGAATTTTATCAAAAATCTTAAAAGTTGTATATTTTATAGCCTGTTCACGCTCCTCAAATAGTTCGAGAAGCTCCTCCATTTGAACTAATTCAGTATCCATATCATTTCCAGATTAAATCCTGTACATCCATTATTATTTGTGCTGCTAATTTAATATTAGGTTTTTTAGGTAAAGAAGTTGTTTTATACAACACCTCACAAACTTGGTTATCCATATCTTCCGCATATTTAACTAATTCTTCATATGACCAAGCACCATTACGAATCTCTAATAATTCAGCAGCATCTGGTCTTTTTACGTTTAAAATACCAGTTTCTAATACTTCTGCACCCATTCTTAATAATCGAACTAAATGCATAGCATGTTTCGTATCATATCCACTTTGTTCTTCAAGAGCAGAACGAGTTTTATTACGATTTTTCTTCCAAGTCCAATAATTAGACCACATATCTTTATCGTGATTATATTCGTTCTTATTTAATTTGATAATAAACATTGGAGTACCTAATGTATGACTATCACCTTCATAAGTAGTATTTAAATTACCAGTCTCTCTATTGAAAGTTTCATATCCAGTCATTGGATAAATTCCATATGTATCAGCAGCAAATGGAACTAATCGATACCCTTCACAATAATTATCCAAATCAATTGAAAAAACCTTATCTTTAGTGAAATTGTGAACTAAAGATATGTATTTAGATTGCATCGGTGCTTTTTCTGGCTGTGGATTATTGATCCATTTATTATGTCCTTTAATTCTTTTTAATTGCGCAAGAGCATAACCACTTGTTGTAAAAGCAATTTTTGAACTTAATAATTGAGGTGCTGCACTTCGTAGATGTTCGTAAGCAGGTGAAGAAAACACTATATCAGATTTATCTATCCATAATGATTCAACAACATTTGGATTACAATCAAGTGCTAATTTCATAAATTGATTGAGTTCGTATATTACGGTATCCTCTTCATTTGTATCTTTACTTTCTTCGATACGAAAAAAGGGAGTTCTAATATTCACTGGTTCAGCTACAAATATTCCACGATAATCTGTATCGGAAGTAGCAATATTTGTTCCATAGGCTATAGAACCTGCATAGTGTTTAACAATGAGGTTATCTTTGATTAATTGTGATGCTTGTTTGATTTCCATATTGACTCCAATAAAAAAGGATAATATTACTATTATCCTTTAGTTATTAAGAAATGTCAACAGTGATTAGTTGGTGACTTTGTTTTTTCGTCTGGTTTTAACATCTTCTAATTCTTCTGATTCATCCTCTTCAAATTCTTCCATAAAACTTTGTAATCTTTTATCACCTTTAGTTTCACATTTGATTAAAATATCTTCAGCAAATTCATCAATATTCTTTGCTCCTGAAAATTTATAGTCAGTTCCTACTACATAATTCCACGCCCCACTACTCTCAACAATCTCTAAGTCTTTAGCAGCCTCTAATAATCCAGAATATGGATTTATTCCAGTTTCATAAGGAACTTCAATTGTAACAGTTTGAAATGGTTGTGTAAATCTTGTCTTATACCCTTCACATTTCATACGAATACCAGCATATGATTGTACTTTTCCACTATCATCCTTTAACTTCAATTTAGATAATAATACAATTTGTGAAGCAGCATATTTTACAGCCTCACTTACAATCCATTTACCTTCTCCATTTGTAACATCTTGATTCATATAGACTTGTGATGTACATATAACAGCTACATTCAATTTTTTAATATCTTGAATGATTGTTCGGAGCATTGCTTTTAGTTGTCTATTTCTTTGACCTTGGTCACCTTTTGTGACCCCTTTTTCATAGTGATCAAGTTCAGTAACAGTTATTAACATATCTAAACTATCAATAAGAATAATTATTTGAGGAGCCTCTTTATCTTCACCAAACTCTTTCTTATATCCTTTAAGAAACGAAGACACAACTTCTGTAACTTGTGGAATAGTTGTTACTCCAGCATATCTATAACCAGACCTATCAACATTAACACCAATTTTTGTCATAAATTCATCATCAAGAGCGTTTTCACTATCAATAATTAAACAATAAGCACCTGCTTGTTGAGCAGAACGAATAATGTTTGCTGCTAAAAAACTTTTACCAGCACCAGAATTACCAGCTAAATTTGTTATACGACCTTGAGGAATCCCCTTAAAAAAACTACCAGATATAATCCTGTTTAGTGCATGATTTCCAGTTGTGTACCAATATCTTGGTGGTAAAGAAGATGTTCCAACCCCCTCAATATTATCTAATTGCTTATCAAAGGCTTTTAAAAAACCCATATCTACTTTTACCATACCATCCTCCTTGAAAAAAGAAAGGGAAAGTAAACTTTCCCTTTTATAAGTATTATGTTAACTCATTGATTATTCAGCTGCTTTTTTACGACGAGCACGAATAGTTGCTAACATATTATCTACATCTTCAGATGGTTCTTCTTCTGCAACGGTAGTTTTTGTTGGTTTTCCTTCCCATTCTACGTTATCATTAGCTGGTTTAGTTGGAATAGTTCTACGTGATGAATCATCAGCATATTCTTCACCATTCATTTCAGCATCCAACATAGCTTGTACTTTTTCAAGTCCAGGATGTTTTGGTAATAATGTTGCTAAATCAATCATACCTTCTTCAGCAATAGCAAGTTCTGTTTCTGTTAAAGGACGTTGTTTATTGGAGAACTTTGTACCAACTGTATAACTTGCATGTTTTCCTTGTTCAGTTTTCTTAATGATAAAATCATAACCTTCTTGATAATCATAAGGAATCCCTTCAAGATCATCACCAGCAAATGCTTCTTTTATGATATTAAAAAGTTGAAAACCAAGAGTAATCATACGAACTTTACCTTCATGGGTTTCACCAGTTTCAGCATCAGCTGGTAATGGATCTTCAATGATAAGTGCTTGTCCTATATTTTGTTTCTTTTTCCAATACTTTTTTCCGTTTACTTCATCCTTTGCCTTATAATAGGCTTGGGAGATTTTACAGATTGGACAATCCTCTCCGTACATTGATAAACAAGGTATTTTACGCTCTTGTCCATTAATAGTTAAATGATGGACAACTTTCTCAACTAAAAATCCACGTGGATTATCATCATTACGGTCAGGCAAAAAACGAAGAACACAACGTTGTCCGATTTGCATTAACCAGAATGGATAATAATTATTTGTGAAGTTTGAGTTTTGATTTTCTTTTTGTTCGTCACCACCAAAAGCAGATTTGAGTGACGCCATTGAATGTTTTTGTGTAGACATATTAATTCTCCTTAATTTCAAGTCTAATTTCGCTTCTTCCATTTATTACTACAATTTCCTATTGCAGTTTGCATATATTACAGTAATTTTATTTAAAAGTCAACGTTGGAGATGGAATTATTTCCATTTAAAAGCCGCTCCTCGACTTAATGTATTTATGATAACTCTTTATGAAGTTGCCAATAAATCCTCTAATTGTTTTAATGGTTCAGCCCACGATTTATGCACTATTTGACGTAGTACTTTAACATTATCTCCATACCAAATAGAGCTTGTATCAGTTGTACTTGCCCAAGTATAATATGCTGTAATAGGTACTAAAACATATGTTTTTTTACCCATTGTTGCTGCCATATGAGCAACAGATGTGCAAGATGTAATTACAAAATCTAAATGATGTATAACAGCAAGTGTATCTTCAATATGTTCAAGTTCGTATTGTAAATCTGTTATTTCTGTGTATAAAGCATCTGTATAAATTTCATCAGCACCATGATCTCGTTGTAATGAGTATACTTTATACCCCCTATCATATATGATATCATTTAATAGAGTTAAGGGTACTTCTCTGTGTAAATCATGTTCATATGCTGGATTTCCAGTCCATCTAATCCCCACTTTAGGTTTATTAGGGGTATCTGGATGATTTTCTAATGGTTTTTCAGATATCCATTTCCATTTTTCGATATATTCAGGATCTGCTGTAATATATGGACCATCCCATAAATCTTTAACTTGAACATCAAGATATACAGGAACTGACATTGAATAAGTCCATAGAGCATCTTGAGGAACATCGTGTAATGATGAACGAGCATCAATTCCATGTCTTCTAAATATTTCAATTATATCAGGTCTTGTAGTATACCATATTGGATTCATATCCAATTCTTTGAAGTGTTTGACAAACCTACAACTGATTAGTTCATCTCCAATCCCACCTTCAGCACATATAACAATAGTTTTACCTGGTTGAATTCCACCATCCCAAAACTTAAATGGTAATTTTATGTCTTTCCATATACCTATTTTCTTTCCTTCAATTAAGAATCCTCTTAAACCTTTTTGAAATTCTCCTTTATATAAGTCATAAGTTCCAAGATTAAAGTTGACACGATGTAATACATTTTCAGGTAAATCTGGATGAGTTTTTATTTCACGTAAAATATTTTCTGATTTCCCTTTTTCATTTAATAAAAAGTATGAAAACACTTGTTCCATTAATGATTCATAATCACCTGGATTTATTAACAAATTAGCATTGGAATATCTTAATGAAGCTTTAGGATCATTAATATGATTATATAATTTTGCTAAATTGCTACGACAAGCGTACATTCCTTCGTTTGTTGCTGTATTGACTAATGCCTTTTCAGCATATCGAATGGCTAACGGATAATTTTTTACTTCCATAAACCATCTAGCAAGATTATCATATTCTTCAACACGAACTGCATACTTAGACATTGTTCCTAATAAAGAGTTAGCAGCTACTAATTCATCAGTTTTCTTTAAAAAATCTATGATGTCATCTAACATTACTTAATTACCATAAGTTTCATTTTTGTCTCTTGAACAAAATTATTACAGGAACGTTCTTTTTCCACTACTACGTCTCTTTCAGCAGTTCTAACAAATTCTTCATAAAAAGGGTCAAGTGTATATCCAGTTTCAATTATTTCAAAATCAACATCTAAAGCAATTCCTAAACCAGAACTACTGCCATGTTTTTCAATATGGTCATTATTATATTTCTTGCTGAATAGTCTCATACCTTCAATTAGGATAGGACGTCTATGTGTTGGATCAGCTAAAAAGATATCGTGTCTATGATGAGGAACGACTATATCGATGATAGCACCATCTTTACATATTCTGTATAATTCCTTCATACAATGAAAGAATCCTTCACCCATATGTTCTAAAATATGATAGGCTTTTACTTCATCTACTGAATTATCTTCAAATGGATAAGTATCAGTTTCTAGATTAACCAAAAAATCTGGTTTTGTATGTGGATCCATATCAAGGGTTAAGAACCCATCATATCTTTTATATCCACCACCAATATTAATTTTTGTCATAGTTATCCTTTATAACGAAAAAGATTTCTTTATGTCTGTTATAAGACAACTAACTATTGGGATGTCATCACCAAATTTACTTATTCTTATATAACCATCACCAAAATCTTCTCCAACATATGGTTGTTCAAATATTATATTAGTATCTTGATATATACTTTCTGTGATAGTATCCATCCAGATAGTAAAATCTGGATTAATAATCTTTCTCATTTTTTGATAAGGAGCAACAAAATCAATAATAACATCTTCCATTGTATCTGCTAATTCTTTAATTCTTACAGCTTGTCTGATTCTACCTTCATATGAAAAATCCCAATCATTTGCTGCTTTACGAACTTCATCACCGTTTATTCTTGAATAGTTTAGTAGTTTATTCAAGTCATTAGCATAAGTTGTTTTTCCAGAACCTGGTAATCCAAATATTAATATTTTCATCTCCACACCTCAAGCCCCTTAACGTGTGCTATAATATCTGGTGGTAAAATAGTTGGTCGTTCAATAAATGAAATTTTCTTACGAGTTGTGTGTAATCCTTTTAAATTAACATCATTATCAAATTCTTCATAAGATGTTTCAACATTATTAAAATCATGTTCAAAATATTCTTGACCAATAAATTTATAAATAGTTTTCATCATTTGTTCTGGATTTTTACATAATTTGTCATACTCAACCAACATAATCATAGTTTTTTCATCACTTGTAATTGCTTGTTTGAGGGCAGCATAAGCAAACCCTAATGTTTTATCTTCTCTTAATAAAGTTTGACATCTTGTATACACATTAGTATTTTCATCTGATGTAAACATTGGAGTGACAGATAATGGATTTTTACGAATGAGTTGTTCAAATGAATCTAAAATCCATTTAATATCTCTAACACAACAAATAACTTTTGTTGTTGGATATAACTCCTTAACAGTAGGAAGTAATAGATTCCAACCACGATTAGTATCGAAGAATACTTCTTTGGTTCCATCATTATAGTAATTATCGAACATACCTTGAATGATTTTTTTACGTTTTGCTTCATCGCATTGATAGCGATATCCGCCTTGAGCAGATGATTGTTCAATAACAGCACGAACAAATCTTGCTAATGGACCTGATATACTTGCTTGAAATCTTGGATTTTGGTTTAATATTGCTGATAACAGGGTTGTTCCAGAACGTGGAAGGCCTGAAATGAAATAGAACTGTTTGTTCATGTTATATCCTTATAGAGTATAGTTTATTGTGTATTATATCTTATTTATATTAAGAAGACAACAGTAGAATAGTAATATCATTCCCAAAACCATACTAAATTCGTACCTACAACATAAAAATTCTTATAATCAGTAGGATTTGCTGCAAAATTATATGGATCAACTAATCGACCACCTTGAATATAATTAACTTGAACATTTGCTAACCATTGTCCTTTATGCCAACCAAAACCCAAGTTTAAATCTTTTGAATATGTTTGTGCTTGAGCTCCTGGAGTTTTAGCTTGTGTTATTCCAGGTGTACGATATTGATTATAATTTATTCGAGCTGAAAATTCTGGAGTAATATCATATTCAACTGTTGGAGAGATAGCACAAAATGATCCACTAAAAGTATTCCAAACTTTAGAACCACGTTGTAAACAAAATCCTTCAACAGATAATGTCCAATCATTATGAATCCATTCAATACCAGTACTAAGTCGTTGACCTGATAAATCATTATTTTTTGGACCATTTATTACATCAAAAGTAGCTTTAAATCCCTCCCAAGATGATCTTGTTCGTATACCATATTCTGGTATTTCATACCCAATAGTTGCTAATTGATAACTACCAAATTTTGTTTTATAATTAGTGGTATTGTTTGCACGAGTCCAAGCTTTAGCTTCTAAATCTGAATTTACACTTGTTTGGTCAGTTAGAACATAAGATACAGTAAGGTTTTTATATTTTATATCAACTCCACCTCCTGTTCCACTTGTAACAGTTTGAGCCATAGGATTCCAATATATAGCTTGTGGTTGAAATACCCCTTGTCTTGTTCTTGGATTTACCCTTGTAGCATTATATAATAAATTATCATATCGTATCTTACCACCTCTAAATGTTAATTCAAAATCATCAATGGGAATATCTGGGGTGTATAAAATTTTATTATATACGAGTATTTCATTAATGGTTGTACCATATTTGAATTGATTAAATATTCTTAATCTATCAGTAACTTGAAGATTTGCAAGTAGTCCTAGTTCAGGTTCAGATGGAACAGCATCAAATTTTACATTTGAAAACATTTGTCTCCAACCTACATATCCACTAATATCAATGTGTATATCATAAGGTAATTCATACGTTTTTGCGAACACATTATTATAATTTAACAGACACACTAACACTATTATTCTTTTCATTAGATGATTATATATTTAAATTTGAATAGGTATTGTAACTTATATTTTAAATAAAGTCAAGAGATTATTATATACAGTTTCCATCATCTTCACATATTATGATTATCTTGTCGTGAGTTACAATTTCATAATTTAAATATCCAATAGCCCCTGGATGAGCATCTATTGCTGTGTGCATATGAGCATCATCAGGTACTTCAATTACAGAATTAGCTTTACCTGTATAAGTAGCTGTTTCTAAACTTTTTTGATAACGATATAAGGTCATATTTAATATATCTGCTATGAACATTCTATTTTCTATGGATTCCATTGGTTTAATAAACACAGTAATGCTATCTCCATTACTCCAACGAATATCTTTTCTTGTAAATATACGTTGTACTGCAATTTTATTCATAAAAATCGTGTTTGATAAATCATAGTTAGAAAATATAATAGTAACATCTCCAGGAGAACTTACTAATGGTATAGGAAATAATATTAATATAAACAATAATAAAAATATAATTTTTTGATTTTTCATACCAATATTATTTTTTTTGATTGTTGCTTCGATTATATAATTGATTGATAGTGTTGTCTAAATCATCTATTCTATTTGTTATTTTATCTATAGAAGTCTGGACATTGACTACATGTGTATCCATTCTTGCATTAAATTCTTTATTAAGACCTACTTGATATGCTATATCTTTTTGTATTTGAGAAATACTTAAATCAGTACCAACTTTTTGAGCAGTTATTTGATTATTAATATTCACCCAAGCGGCTAATAGAGATCCACCTATAGTAACTACGGCAACTAAAGCTGTTAAGATTTGAGGAATGGTAAAAGTTACACGATCTCCTTTAGTAGAATCATTAATGACACGATTACCTTGTTCTATATTGTTAAGTCGGTCTAATATCATAGTATATAATCGGTCATTCATTTCTGGGTCGTCTTGTCTTCTATCTGAAGCGGATCGTCTTGGATTTATCCTTCTGTCGGTATAATCTGTCATAGAACATAGTTTCTCTAAATATTTTTAGTATAATAATATTTATTAAAAAATGTTAATTATATAAACCTTTAGGTATGACTAACTCTGTTTAAGTCCAAGTACTTACAACAGAAAAAATATGTTCTGAATTATATGAATTAGTTATACTGCTAGTATATAATAATTTCCAACAGCTACAGCTCTCCAACTCGTTAACGATCCAACTTGAATTGGTGATGATTTATTAGCAATTGTTCCATCACCAAGTTGTCCTTGAGAATTATCTCCCCAATTCCATAAAGTTCCATCAAGTTTAACAGCAGCAGTACTAGCACCATTAGCTGAAACCTGTCGCCAATTTGTTGATAACCCGGTTTGAACAGGAGATGATCTTGAAATTATTGTTCCATCACCTAATTGACCATATGCATTATATCCACAAGCCCATAATGTTCCATCTGTTTTAGTGGCAGTCAAATGAAGATTTCCACATGATACTTGTGACCAATTGGTTTGTAACCCAAGTTGAACTGGACTAGATCTGTTAGTTCTATCTCCTAACCCAAGTTGACCATAATAATTATCTCCCCATACCCAAAGAGTTCCATAAGTTTTAACAGCTCCCATGAAATTATATCCACAAGAAACTTGTTTCCAATTAGTTAGTAGTCCAATTTGTGTTGGACTTGATCGATTAGTACTTGTTGTACCTTGTCCAAGAGTACCAGAATACCCATCAGTTCCCCAACTCCATATTGTTCCATCTGTTTTGAGAGCTACTAGTGAAGGACCAATACCAGCAACAGCCTTCCAAGTTGTTAAAGAACCAATTTGAATAGGACTAGATTTAGATATAATTGTTCCATCACCAAGTCTATTTCCTAATCCCCAACCCCATAATGTTCCATCAGTTTTAATAGCGTGAGCTGCTAGATTACAACCATTAACTTGTTTCCAGTTAGTTAAAGAACCAATTTGAATAGGACTAGATACTGCCGTTCTAGTTCCATTTCCAAGTTCACCATTACCATTTGGTCCCCAAGCCCAAAGAGTTCCAGTAGATTTGACAGAATATGAACTATTTCCAGCACAAATAGTATTCCAATCTGTTAATGATCCAACTTGAATCGGAGAAGATTTATTAATAATTGTTCCATCTCCAAGTCTACCTAGATTATTAAATCCACAAGCCCATAAAGAAGAATTTGTTCCAAAGATAGGTTTAATGATGAATAGATCTAGTATGTCATAAAGTATTCCATCAATTGGAAATTTAAAATTTGAAGGCATGATTATCTTCTCCGTTTATTTGTTTGACAATATGTCAATTTTGTGTTTTAATGATTTAACAGCTTCTATTAAAATACCAATTATTGGAATATAATTAACAGATTTAGTATCTCCGTTTTGAAATACCAGTTCTGGTAATATTAATTCAACTTCTTGAGCAATTAAACCAAAAGATTCTTGTTGTGAGTCAATCATTCTAAATCTATGTCCAATTAATGTATTAATAAGGTCTTCTGGTGTTTCAATATCTCTTATATGTTCTTTTAATATTATATCTGAATTAGATATGAAATTATTGGCATATAAATCAGCATTGGAATCTCTTCCTGCTACTGTATTTGGTGTTGGTGTAGTAACACCAACAGAATCTGTTTTTTGTAAAGCTATTGTATGATAAAAACCGTCAGAAAGTATTGACCAATTAGTCATTGAACCAATTTGAACTGGACTAGATTTTGCAACTGATGTACTATCACCTATCTGACCATAAGTATTACTTCCCCAAGACCAAAGAGTTCCATCAGTTTTAATAGCTGTTGTATGTTGATATCCACAAGATACAGAAGCCCAATTAGTCATCGAACCAATTTGAACTGGACTAGATCTGTTAGTTCTATCTCCTAACCCAAGTTGTCCTAAACTATTCCAACCCCAACCCCATAATGTTCCGTCTGTTTTAACAGCTACATTATGAGTGTATCCACATGCTATTTGTTTCCAATTAGTTAACGCACCAACTTGAGTTGGACTACTTCTACTAGCTATATCTCCTAACCCTAATTGACCGCTACCGTTAAATCCCCACGTCCATAATGTTCCATCAGACTTAACAGCCGCAGCATTACGATCACCATTTGATGCTTGTGTCCAATTTGTTAATGTACCAATCTGACTTGGAGAAGAAGTAGAAGTAACTGTTCCATCCCCAAGTTGTCCATTAGAATTATTTCCCCAAGTCCACAAAGTTCCATCATTTTTAATAGTTGTTATAAAATTAGTTCCAAGACATACAGAATTCCAATTAGTTAGTGCTCCAACTTGAATAGGAGATGATTTTCTAATTGTTGTTCCATCACCTAATTTTCCACTAGTATTACTACCCCAAGTCCATAAAGTTCCATCAGTTTTAATAGCAGCCATAAAATCTATGCCAGCTGTTGTAGATGCCCAATTAGTTAATGCCCCAACTTGAACTGGACTTGATTTAGGAGTAATATTTCCTTGTCCAAGTTGTCCAGAATCGTTATACCCCCATGTCCAAAGAGTTCCATCTGCCTTAACAGATGTGGAAAAATGATATCCGTTGGATATTGTTGTCCAATTTACTGATCCACTTAGTAATTGAATAGGAGAAAATCTATTGGTTATAGTTCCGTCACCAAGTTGACCACGAAGATTGTATCCCCAAGTCCACATTGTATAGTATGTGATTGGAACGGTATATGGTATCCATTTTTTAGTAAATCCATCTAATGTACTTAATATTCTATTTGGTGTACCAGCTGTTGGAGGAGTACCTCCTCCACCACCTGTTGCTACTGTTGACCAGAGTGTTGTTGTTCCGTTAGTTGACAAATATTTGCCAGCATTATTTGTTTGAGATGGAATAGTGCTAATAACTCCCCAACTTGCATTTGCTCCATCAGTTGTTAAATACTTACCAGCATTATTTGTTTGAGATGGAATAGTGCTAATAACTCCCCAACTTGCATTTGCTCCATCAGTTGTTAAATACTTACCAATATTTCCTGTTTGAACAGGAGCTAAAGCATTAAAAGCAGCAATTGCACTTCCCTGACCTGTTCCTCCATGTGGTATATCTGTAGGAACAATAACTTGACCTATAGCACGCAAAAAAGACATTCCATATTGAGCTTGTTGCCAACCAGTTAAAGAACCAATTTGGATAGGTGATGATTTATCAATTGTTGTCCCATCACCAAGTTCTCCATTAGCGTTACTACCCCAAGCCCACAAAGTTCCATCATTTCGTATAGCACAAGTATTACCATATCCACAAACTATTTGTTTCCAAGTTGTAGCAGAACCAACTTGTACAGGACTTGATCTAGGAATAGTATCCCCTAATCCAAGCTTCCCACTAGTGTTATCCCCCCATGTCCATATTGTTCCATCAGTTTTAAGAGCTGCACTATGTGTATATGTACAACAAACTTGTTTCCAATCTGTTAATGAACCAACTTGAGTTGGAACTGATTGATTATTTTGTGTTCCATCACCCAGTTGTCCATATAGATTCCATCCCCAGATATACAACTTTCCGTTTATGTCAATGGCAGCATTATGTCCCCCTCCACCTGATATTTGACTCCAGGTTGTGAACGAACCAATTTGAATTGGAGAGGATTTACCTATTGTTGTTCCATCACCAAGTGTATTATAAGAATTAAATCCCCAATTCCATAAAGTTCCATCGTTTTTAATCGCAATTGTGGTATAAACTCCACATTCAACTTGTCTCCAATTTGTATCTAACCCAACTTGAGTTAAACTGGATCTATGATTAATATCTCCTAAACCAAGTTGTCCTTGTCCGTTATATCCACAAGCCCATAACGTTCCCCCTGTTTTGATAATTGCTACGTGATAATATCCACCTTTTGATAGTTGGTTCCAATCAATTGCAGAACCAATTTGAATAGGAGATAATATTGCAACACCTGCTACTCCATTTCCAAGTTCTCCATAAGGATTAGCTCCCCACCCCCACAAAGATCCATTTGTTTTGATGCTCATAACATCACTATATGTTCCACCTAACGTTCCGTCTGTAGTACTCCAATCTGTTAAAGATCCAACTTGAATTGGACTTGATTTATTGATTTGTGTTCCATCACCGAGTGTACCACCTGCATTCCCACCAGCAGTTAACATACCATATACTGGTGGAGTAGTTATTGCATCCCAACTTACAATAGTTCCATCTGTTTTTAAAAATTTAGCAGCATTCCCAGTTTGTGTTGGAACAATAGCATTAATAGAAATTGGAGTATTACTTGCTATTGTTACTAATCCTTGTCCATTTACAGTAAATGTTCCTACTTGAGAATTTGTTCCAAAAGATCCAACATTACTATTGACATTTGGAGAATTAATCCATTTTGTCCCATTATATGATAATAATTGTCCAGAAACTGGAGTGGATAATGTTACATCATTTAATCCAGATAAAGAAGTTGCTGGTGTTGAATTAATCCAATGAGTTCCATTATAAGTTAAAGCTTGTCCTGTAGTTGGTGTAGATAATAATACATCAGATAATCCAACTAATGTAGTAGTTGGGGTAGCATTTATCCAATTAACTCCTGAATATGTTAGTGCTTGTCCTGCAATTGGAGAGGTTATTAAGACATCTGTAAGAGTATCTAAGGCTTGTTCTCCAGATAATTCAACCCATTCAGTTCCGTTATAGGTGTATTGATGTCCAAAATGTGATGATAATTGTGCATCAACTAATGTAGCATATCCTTTAGTTGGGGTAGTAAAATCATATGTGATACTTCCAGGAGTATTTGCAGTTACTTGAGCAATTTTGTCCTTTTGCCCAGTTAATCCACCAGATGGTACACCAGCCAATTCCAACCCTACCCCAAATCTATCACCAATAGCAACAGGTCGGTTAAGTATATCTATCCAAACAGAACCATTCCATCTTACAAAATGTCCAGCTAATCCAATCCACAATCCAGTAGGAGTTCCACCAACAATATAAGTTTCTAACCCAGGAGTTACTGGAGGAGTATTCAAAATATCATTTTTTAAATCAGGGTCATTAATAGGAGTTTGCCAAAATAATCCAGTAATAGCAGCATCTACATATTGTTTAGTAGCAGCATCAAGATTCCCAGATGGATTACTATGTAAAATTAAAGTTCCAGTCATAATTCCACCTGCTAAATTTAATTTAGCATCTAAGGTGGATTGTAAGTTTGTTGTATCAGAAATAGGATGACTATGTGGTAACGGATGACGAGCATTAGTCAATCTTAAATCATTGTCCCCAACAACCACAGGATTATTTGGAAAATCAGAAATTACTGATAATTTTGATATACCAGCTATGGTATCAGTAGCAATAAACACTGGAGCGTTAGTTAAAATAATTTTTGTTACAAGCATTATTGTATGAATATCAACCACAATACCAACTGGTTGTTGATCAGGAATAGTAGAAGTTGCACTAATAAAACCATTATCATCATTATACAGATAAGTGTTTACTCCAACAGATGTCCAATCCCATGTAGAATTTGTGATTAACCCGTCAACATTAACATTTACAATATCCCCTGTAGTCGCGTTCGTTTGAACTATACCATATTGTTTTTTAGATTGTGTTACAAATGCTGTTGCTGGTTTAACTATTCCAAAATTAGTAAATTCTACAATTGTATAGGCTGGAAAGTTAACTTGTGCCATTGCTTCAACAACTAAACTTGCTACTTTTACATCACTCGCTGATGCTGAACTTACTCTAAGAACATCTTCAGATGTGGTAAATTGACCTTCTACTGATTTTAGTGGATTCTGGTTAGTATCAAATAAGATATAACCAGCTAATACACTATTAGTATTTCCAATTTGTGTTCCACTAAAATCAGGAGATAATATGCTCATACTAATTGGAATAGTTCCATTTTGTAATTTACAAGCAAATATTCTAATTTTAATAGCCCAATTAGTGCCATTCCATACTTTCATTTGGTTTATAGTAGTATCAAACCAATGTTTATTATTAGATGGAGCAAGAGGAGCTGTAGCACCAACAGTTGGTTCAGAATAAGTAGTTCCAAAAGTTCGTTGCGCAGTATGACGATCAATATCTACATATAACCAAACATCTGAACCAACTGTTATAGGACCCCAAGCATGTGTAATATTACTTTTTTCAATGTGTAAGTAATCTGTTGTATCAGATGCTATATTGAGAATAAGAGGAGATTCGTTACTTGCAATCAGGTTAACATACATAAAGTCAACTTGCACAAATTGTGGATGGTGGTAGGAAACTATACCTTGACGAAATGGGATACGCATGTGAACTATTCCTGTTAATTAATATATAAGAATATTTATCTATTCAGACAAAGAAAAAGGGAATAGAGCAATCTATTCCCTTTTGTTAGGTTTTATTATTTAAGATTATGCTACATCAAGAGCTCTTGACATTTCATATAAGTTTGTACCGTCACATAAGAAAGTAAGAATAGAAACAGCATTTACACCAGCAGCAACTACAGGAGTTCCACCTACTCCACCTACCCATTTATATGCTGTACCATATGCTAATGTATGAGCACCAGCACCATCTTGAACAACTTTTAATACAACAATAGCACCAGATTGTAAATTAGTTGGATTATCTAATGTGCGACTTGCTGTTAATGTAACTGTTGCGTTAATACCAAGAGCCATATTCCAAGAAATATTAGCAGCATCGGTTAATGTTAATATAGCAGATTTAATGATTGGTGCATTAACACTATTAAAAACAACATCAGCAGCTGTATTAATACTTTGTGGTAATGATAATGTAGTTACACCAGCAGCTTGAGCAACAATCACTTGATTTGATGTACCATTTAATGTTTTATATTCCCAAACTGTAGCATTAGTATGACTAACCGTTAAGAATTGGTCAATTGTACCGTTTGAAGAAATACCTGTACCACCATATACTGGAGCAATTGGATTACCATGCCATGTACCAGAAGTAATAGTACCTACTGTAGCAATAGTTGCTTGACCTGCATATGTTGCATCAATATCAATAGTTGGATCACCAAATGAACCTGTTGGATTAGTAATAGAAATTCTATTAGTTGTTCCAGCAATTTGACGTTGTGACCAAGCAGTAGCTCCTGTACGAACTGGAAAACCAGTAGCAGTTTGAGCTGCTAAGAATGGACCTAAATCACCAATAAAATTAAGAGTGATATCTCCACCTTGACCAGCAGGATTTGTAACACTCATATTTGTAACAGTTGTTCCTGCAGCAGAAACAAGTTGACGACCATTAAAAGAGTTTGAACCGGTATAACACATAATACCATTAGTATTAAATGTTGATAAGTTTGTTAAATTAGTTGCTAATGGTTGAGCTACAGCTGATAAACCATAATCAGATAATGTATTGGCCCCTGGAGTACCTGGAACAACAGCAGAAGTTATACGACCATAAATGTCAGCAGTAACTTTTGTATAAGTATTAGCAGTAACACCAGTTGCTACTAAATCTATAACTGGATCTATATTACCACCACCATTAGCAACAGAAATTCTACCAGCTGTACCTGCAATTTGACCTAAACGATATGTATCAGCACCAGTACGAATTACAAACCCAGTTGAAGTTAATGCTTCTAATGCTTGAAGATCCCCAGTAAGAGTTGTTGTAATAGCATATGTGCTATTAGTTAATACTCCACTATGAGTAATACCTTCTAATGGGTCAGTAAATGTTATATTTCTAATAGTACCAACATCTTTCAAGCACCACTTTCAACCATACGCATATTATTGGTGGTAGAATCATATCTTAAACCACCATTAAGTACTGTAACTGCTTGTGCAGTTGTACCAATTGGAACAAAAGTAGCATTAGTTCCTGGAAATTGAACATATGAACTATCTAATGATAAACTTGGATTAGCACCATCACCACCACCAGTAGTAACAACAATTTGATTTGCTGTTCCAGTAATAGAACGTTGTGACCAAGTACCTCCTGTATTTCTTACTGCAAACCCTACACCAGAAAATGCTGAAATATCAGTTAAGTTTGTATTTAATGGTTGTGCATCTATAATACCATATCCACCTAAAGTAGTTGGATTAGTTGCTGATGTAATACGACCATATGTATCAACATATAAAGATTTATATGTACCTGGAACTATACCAGTTGGTGTTAAATCAACACCTGCACCATTAATAGTAATATTACCAACTGTTGGGGTAATAACGTGTAAATTATTACCTGTTTTTTGTAATCCAACACCAGCAGTTATTTGACCAGCACCACTAAATTGTTGGAAAACAAGTAAAGACGCACCAGTAATTGGATCATCAGTAGTTAATACCCATCCACTTTCAGCATAAGTATCACCTTGTTCAACAAATACATAAGCTCCACCAGTTAATGTTGTTCCTGGAATAGCATCGACAGAACGAGTCCAAGGATTAGCTGCCTGAACATCATATATACCATTTGTTGTTTGATCACCTTGGTCTTTAACCAATACACGCATACCAGTTGTAACAGGAATATTATCGATAGATTGGTTATTAGCTAATGTAATAGGAACAGTAGTAGCAGCAGTAACTGAACCTTTAGGATCTAATCCAGAAGCTAAATTATCAACATATTGTTTAGTTGCTGCACCAAGAGCAGCACTAGGGTCAGCATTTAATATTAACGCTCCAGTCATTACATCACCAGCTTTATTAACTGGGGTATATGCTAATGCTGTTGTAATATCTGTTGGAGTTACAGCAGTTGTTGCTGAAACACGACCTTGAACATCTGTTGTAATTTTTTCAAAAGCAGCAACAACTGGAGTTCCAATATTTGGAAGTCCAACTATAACATCTTGAGCTTGTCCATCAGGATATGTAACTGTTGTTTGACCAGAAGCAGCAGTAATAGAACGTGTTGTCCAGATTTCTGGATTATTATTTGTACGTACAGCAAAACCAATACCAGTTAATCCTTCGATTTGTGCTAAATCATGATTTAACGAAAAAGTTGGAGCACCAAGTTCACCACCAGGATTTGCGATTGCTATACCATCACCACTAACTGTTAATGAATGAGTTTGCCATCCAGTAGTTGTACGGAAAGCAGCACCATTACCAGTTAAACTTTCAAGTCCAAGTAAATCATTTGCTAATACAAAAGTTGGATCACCACCTGATCCGTCAGGATGGGTAATAGTAAATCCTTCAGCAGGAGCTTGTAATGTACGAGTTATCCATCCATCAATAAGTGTACGAGCAGTTATACCATAAGTAGATAATGCTTCTACTTGTGCCAAATCATCTGCTAAGGCGAATGTTGGATTACCGTCAACGGCATCAGGAAAAGTGATTGTAAGGCCATTAGTAGGTGGTACAAGAGAACGGGTTGTCCAAACATCAGGTGCTCTACGAACAGCTAATCCTGCTGCTCCTAATCCTTCTATAGCAGCTAAATCATTTGTTAATACAAATGTTGGATTTCCTGCTGTTGCATCACTATTTGTAATAGTAAAACCAGCAGCAGGTGCTTGTAATGTTCTTGTAATACCAGTGTGATCATTTTTCATTACTGTTATCCCACCAGAATAACTAACTAAGCTATCCAAGAAGATATTTTCATTTGATGTTAAATGAACATCAACATTTGAAACATGTCCATATGCTGAAACAAAACGTGGGTCATTATCTCCGACAACAATAGGATCTAATGGGTTAACAGCAGGAACACTTATTTTAACTGAACCAGGATTTGTAGGAGTTGCTGGGTCATTAGAAGTATTCAAGAATAATGAAGATGGACGAAGTAAAATAGTATGTTTATCTACCACAGCAGCAACAATAATAGGAGTTGGTGGGATACTTGTAGTTAAATAACCATTTATATCAACATATAATGGAGCATTAATACCAGCAGTAGTCCAATCCCAAGCAAGATTTTCAATTAAACCTTCTAAGGTTACATTTACTAAATTACCAGTTGCAGCTTCATAATCAACAATACCATAAGTTCCGTTATCAATCAAGTAGTTATTTGCAACAATAACTTTATTAAAATCTGTGAAGCGTACAATTGAATATGCTGGAATATTACTTTGTGCTTCTGCTTCAATAATAATACTACCAAATTTAACATGGGAACTAGAAGCAATACCAGTAATAGCTAAATCTTCAGTTGTAAAGAAGGTTCCATCACTTTTCTTAATTGGAAAACCAGTAACTGCATCAAAAACTAAAGCACCAGCATTACTAGAAATATTATTCAGAATACCAACTTGTGTTCCAGTATAAGATGGAGAATTGATACTCATACTAACAAGTATAGCACCAGAACTTAATTTAGCTGCAAATACACGAATCTTGCGAACCCAACTTGCTCCAGACCAAACTTTAAAAGTAGTAGTACTTGTATCAAACCAACATTGTCCTGTTAATGGGGTTAGAGGTGGTTGTGCTGTTTCTACTGGTTCATATAGTGTATATCCAAATGTTCTTTGACCAGTACTTGGATTGATATCAAAATATAACCAATAATCAGTACCAGCGGTAAATGGCCCCCAAGTAGATGGTGATATAGAACTTCGTTCTGTGATTAAGTAATCGTTAATGCCGTCCGCAAATGTTGCAACAAGTGTTTCAGCTGCTGGTATAACCAAACTAACAAATCCACCAGAAAAGCTAAGAAAGTTAGTTGGAACACGTACAAGACCTTGTCTAAAATTTATTCTCATTGAAAGTTCTCCATAATACAATGAATATATTTATCTATTGTTGTCTTCTAACCTGATATAATATTTAATATTTTAAAAACCACTACCTTCACTAATTGCTATTGTGAAGTTTCCACAAGCAACTAATTTCCAATTATTTAACGATCCGATTTGAACTGGACTTGATTTTGAAGATATTCCACCAATACCAAGTTGACCATTACCATTATACCCCCAACCCCATAAAGTTCCATCAGTCTTAATTGCCATACTGAAATAACTTCCACTACTGACTTGTTTCCAATTTGTTAATGATCCTATTTGAACTGGGCTACTTATATTAGAAGTAGCTCCATTACCAAGTTGCCCATAGGTATTATCCCCCCAAGCCCATAAGGTTCCATTAGTTTTGACCGCTGCTACGTGACTATATCCACCACTAATTTGTTTCCAACTTGTTAATGAACCAATTTGAACTGGACTTGAGTTATTAGTTCTTGTTCCATCACCAATTTGTCCGAAGCTGTTACCTCCCCAACTCCACAATGTTCCATCAATTTTAATAGCATATGTGGTAAAATAACTAGCATTAACAGATTTCCAATCTGTTAATAATCCTATTTGAACTGGACTTGATCTATTAGTTCTTGTTCCATCACCTAATTGACCACTACCATTATATCCACAACTCCATACTGTACCATCTGTTTTAATAGCCATGGTAAAATTTTGTCCACCATTAGCTTGTTTCCAATTAGTTAATAAACCTACTTGAATAGGAGAAGATTTTGGAGTAGTTGTTCCATCACCTAGTTGACCCCAAGAATTACTTCCCCAAGACCAAAGAGTTCCATCTTTTTTAACTGCTGTTGTACTAGCTGTTATACACACATTAGCCCAATCTGTTAAAGAACCAATTTGAATAGGAGAAGATTTCTTAATTATTGTTCCATCTCCCAACGGTCCTTGGGGGTTATCCCCCCAAGTCCATAATGTTCCGTCATTTTTAACAGCTGCTGAATTACTTCCAAGCCCACTACTAATTTGTTTCCAATCTGATAATAAACCTATTTGAATTGGAGATGATTTAGGAGTTATTGTTCCATCTCCTAGTTGTCCTGCGTTGTTTGACCCCCATGCCCATAATCTTGGTAGTTTCCAAGATGGAATAAGTTCTGGATAAACAGAAATCATATAATCTTTATCTAAAAATTGAGTTCCACAATCTGAATTATCAGATGTAATAAAATGTGTTGTATATCTAGGGGTTGCCATTTATTTTCCTTTAATAATATTTAAGAGCTAATATATCGACATACGAACTTTCTACTCGTTTCCAATTAGTTAATGAACCAACTTGAATAAAACTTGAAACTCCATAACTACCTGCAGATCCATCATCAAGTAATCCCCAAGTATTATCTCCACAAATCCATAGTGTTCCATCTGTTTTAATAGCTGCTGTATTATTGTATATACAACTAACTTGTTTCCAGTTATTTAAAGCACCAACTTGAGTTGGACTGGATTTACTAGTGAGATCACCTAACCCAAGTCTTGCGTAAGTACCCAACCCCCAAATCCATAAAGTACCATCTGTTTTAGTTGCTGCTGAATGATAATATCCAGTAGATATTTGTTTCCAATCTGTTAAAGAACCAATTTGAATTGGACTTACATAATAATTATTAGATATACCATTACCAAGTTGTCCCCACCAATTAGTTCCCCAACCCCACAAAGTTCCATCAGTTTTAAGTGCTAATGTCCATGAGTATCCACAAGCAACTGATTTCCAATCTGTTAAAGAACCAACTTGAATAGGAGAAGAGTTATGTACTAATGTTCCATCTCCAAGTTGTCCAGCAGAATTATATCCACAAGTCCACAAAGTTCCATTAGTTTTAACAGCTGATATATGGTAATATCCACACGAAACTTGTTTCCAATCAGTTAAACTCCCTACTTGAATAGGAGAAGATTTTTTAACAATTGTACCATCACCTAATCCACCATATCTGTTGTTCCCCCAAGTCCAAAGAGTATTATCTTTTTTAATAGTTGCCATAAAGTAATATCCACAAGCAACTTGTTTCCAATTAGTAGCCGAACCAATTTGAACAGGAGAAGATTTATTGGTAGTTGTTCCATCACCTAATTGTCCCTGGTTGTTTTCTCCCCAAGTCCACAAAGTTCCATCAGATTTAATACCAGCAGAAGAACGAAACCTTAACCCAATATCTTTCCAAAGTATTGTTGATGAACCAAGTTGGATAGGAGAAATTTCATCATTTGTTGTTCCATTACCTAATTGTCCAATAAAATTAGCACCATATCCCCATAATTGACCATACTCTGTGAAAAATGTTTTTTTAATAAAAACATCATCAAAATCATATGTTAAATGGTTATCAAGTTCATCAAATATAAAATTAGATGGCATTTCTTCTTCCTATTCTTCTATTTCCTGGTTCTAGTAGTTGATCAATAATAGTTAACTGAATGGTATCTAAATCTGGTAATGTATTAGCGTTATCAATTTCAATACATTTAGCTTTATCCCAATCAAACACAGATTGAATATGAGCAACAATAGCATTAACGATAGTTTGTAAATCTGTGTAAGTTAAAGTTAACCAAATATCACCAAATTTCCAATTTTTAGTATCAGCAGAGGTCATTAATTGTAAGGCTTGTAAAAATATATCTCGTTCACCACGATTTGTTGATACTGATACATCTTGACCTTGAATATTAATAGTTATTCCTTTTGTTTCTTCTATCCATCTATTAGTAGCAACAACATTTTTTAGTTCTCCTTTAACCACATTAACATCTTTTGGAACATTTGTAAATGTTCCCGTAGCGAAATTATCAACAACATTCCAAAAAGGTCCAGCAAATTGTTCAATTTTTGGATTGTGAGTTGCTGGATATTCAAGTATAGCAGGAAGAATTTTTAAAGTATTATTAATAACAATTGGATCTAAAGAAGTATTTTGAATTGAAAGAGATATATCCAGTTCTAAATCATCTTTAATATAATTTTGGAACATTTTTTGATTCCAATGAATTGGTCCAATGTGAATAATTTGTTCGTTTTCTATTAGTACATACATATGTTAATTTCCTTTAATTTGTTACTAAAACGAGACAGATGCTGTATGATATTGTCCAGCATCTACTTGTTTCCAATTATTCAATGTGCTTATTTGAACTGGAGACGAGAATAAACTAATTGTTCCATTTCCAATTTCTCCGTACCAATTCATTCCCCAACCCCACATAGTCCCATCTAATTTAACAGCCATAGTATGATTATTTCCACAATTAATATATTTCCAATCATTTAACAATCCAATTTGTACAGGTGAAGATCTTTCATTTGTAGTTCCATCACCTAAAGACCCTTGATAATTATCTCCCCACCCCCACAAGGTTCCATCTGTTTTGATAGACATTGTTTTATAATATCCACAAGACACTAGATGCCAATTAGTTAATGATCCTACTTGGATAGGTGAAAAAGAATAATTGTATGTTCCATTTCCAAGAATTGGAGCAAAATTATCTCCCCATGCCCATATTGTTCCATCAGTTTTAATAGCAGCAGAATGAGCATATCCAGCAGAAACTTGTTTCCAATCTGTTAATAATCCAATTTGAACAGGACTAGAACAATTAATAGGAGGACCATATACCCCTGCTACTGTGTCGGTATATCCACATATCCAAAGTGAACCATCATTTTTGATAGCAGTTGTATATTTATAACTACTAGATGGTTGTTTCCAATCAGTTAAAGAGCCAATTTGAATAGGTGAAGATTTTGGAGTTGTTGTTCCATCACCAAGTTGTCCAGTAGCATTCCATCCCCAAGCCCAAAGAGTTCCATCAATTTTAAGAGCAGTTACGTGAATTTGCCCACAGGATATATCTTTCCAATCAGTCAATGAGCCGATTTGAATAGAAGAAGATTTTTGAGATCTTGTTCCATCTCCTAGTTGACCAGCTCCATTGTCTCCCCAACCCCATAGAGTTCCATCATTTTTGATAGCAATTGTGTATGACATACCACAAAATGTTTGTTTCCAATCAGTTAATAATCCAATTTGAACTGGAGATGATTTTCGAGTTCGTGTTCCATCTCCTAATTGTCCTTGAGCATTATACCCCCAAGTCCATAATGTTCCATCAGTTTTAACAGCTGTTACATGAAGTTGTCCACAGAATATGTTTTTCCAATCTCCCAATAATCCAACTTGAATAGGAGAAGATTTATTAACTAAAGTTCCATCACCTAATTGGCCATTAGAATTATTTCCCCAAGACCATATTGTTCCATCGATCTTAATAGCAGTATTAAATCCTCCCCCACCTGATAATTGTTTCCAATCAGTTAAAGAACCAATTTGAATTGGAGAAGATTTATAGGTTGTTGTTCCATCACCCAATTGCCCAAGATTATTTTGACCCCAAGTCCAAAGTGTTTTATCAGTTTTAAGAGCAATTGCACTGGTAGCTTCTCCACAACTAATATATGCCCAATCCGTTAATGACCCTATTTGAATTGGTGAAAAGATATCTATTCTACTATTATTGCCTAATTGACCATCACTATTTTTCCCCCAAGTCCAAAGTGTTCCATCAGTTTTAATAGCAGCTGACCAATTACTTATACTATTTGAAATACTTGACCAATTTGTTAATGTTCCTAATTGAATATAACTTGAAGTTGATAAAATTACACCATCTCCTATTTGTGCTACATATGGATATCCACTTGTCCACAAGGTTCCATCCATCTTAGTAGCTAACATACAGGATCCTCCAATTGTAACTTGTTTCCAATCAGTTAATGATCCAACTTGACAAGGACTAGATCTGTGAATAAGATCACCTAATCCAAGTTGACCATATCCGTTATGTCCCCAACTCCACAATGTTCCATCAGTTTTAACTGCTAATGTATTATATCCACAAACAACTTGTGCCCAATCTGTTAATGAACCAACTTGTGCTGGACTAGATCTTTGATTTACAGTTCCATCACCTAGTTGACCATATACATTATTTCCCCAAGTCCATAACGTTCCATCTGTCTTTATAGCTGCTGTGAAATATTGTCCGGCTGATACTTGTGTCCAATTAGTTAGTGAACCAATTTGAATTGGAGACGATTTATTAATAAGAGTTCCATCTCCTAACATTCCATATTGATTACTACCAAACATGAACAATTTACTACCAACATATTGGTCAACTAACCACCACTCAGTAATATAAACATCCATTAAATCTCCACCATCTGGATCTGATATAAAAGCCATTATTTGTTCTCCAATATTTCCAATCTGTCAGCTAATTCTTTAATTGCTTCAATTAAAAATGCTGTAATAGCATCATATTCTACACTTTTTGAACCATCTAATGTTGATGTTAATACTATTTCTGGAATAACTTTTTCTACTTGTTGAGCAATAACACCAAAAGATTTAATATTTGTATCTTTCCATTTAAATCCAACTCCTGTAAGATGTCGTACTACCGATAATCCATCATTTATTGTATTAATATCTGTTTTTAAATTTTCATCAGATGTTGAATGGAAATTTGTTGCAAACATAGTACCAGAAAATGGATTATATGTTAATTTGGTAGATGATACAGTTGCTATAGTCATTGATCCTGTAATAGCATTTATAAATGTTGGATAGAATGTTGAGTTTGTTGTAGTATCATCAGATATTGTTACTCCACCACCAGATATTGTTCCCCAACTTGTGTTTGTTCCATTCGTTGTTAAATATTTTCCAATATTAGTTGCTTGAGAAGGAGCTAATGCATTAAAAGCTGCATTAGCTGTTGTTTGTCCTGTTCCACCATTTGCAATATTTAACGTACCAGCAAATGTTATAGTACCAGAAGAAATAACAGGACCACCAGAAGTTGTTAATCCAGTTGTTCCTCCAACCACATCAACTGAAGTTACTCCAGATGGTGGAATAGTTAACACACTATTAACCCAATTAGTTCCGTTCCATTTTAAATAATCATTAAGAGTTGGAGTTGGAACAATTACATCACTTAAACTATCTAAAGTAGTTGGTATAAACGGAAAAGTAATCGCACTATTAACCCAATTAGTTCCATTCCATTTTAAATAATCATTAAGAGTTGGAGTTGGAACTAAACTATCTAATGTTCTATCAGCTAATTGGTGTAATTGAGTTTGAGCGTTTAATCCAGTTAATATTCCATAAGTGTCTGTAGTAATCATCGTTGCTGGATGAGTTGCTGGATGAGTATATGGAGTTAATATTGGATCATTAATTCCAACTGCGATTGGATTAGTTGTGACAGCAGGATCTACTGATAATTTTGTAATACCAAATACTGTTGCAGAAGCAAATGGAGTAGCTACTGCATTATCTCCTTTATCTCCTTTCCCCCCTAACCCTTGATCAAAGAAAATAGATGTTTGAGTAAGAACTCTAGCAACAGGAACTTTACCTTCTGGATGTGTTATAGGGTCAACAACAAATGGATTTGTTTCAGATAATAAACCATATCCGTTTACCCACAAAGAAGCACCAACAGTTTGCCAATTCCACTCTGGATTAGTAATAACACCTTGAACACATAGAGTACCTGTATGTTCAAGTAGGATATCTTCCATTGACATAGCAAGCATAGTAGTTTGAATATCATTATATGTTGCTAAATGAATATGTCCAAAACTTGTATATTTTACAACTTGATATCGAGCAATATTTTCTTTTGCTGTTGCATTTACTATATTAGCCTCTAATCTAATTGTATTAACAGGAGAACCATTTATAAAAAATTCATCTTCTGAAGTGAAGAATAAATTATTTGTTCTACGAATTGGTGTACCAGTTTCATCAACTATAATACGACCGGCAGTAAGACCAAAATTTACTAATCTAACCTGTGAACCAGCAAAAGGTTGTCCTGTTATTCCTTCACCTAATCCAGTAAAGATAGCATTATTAACTTTAGCAGCAAATAACCGAACAACTTCACGCCATCCACCAGTTTGATATAAAAACATTTTATGATTAACAGTATCAAACCAATGTAATCCATTAACTGCTGTTGGTTGAGTTGGTCCATAAACTGGTGCTACTGTGGTAAAACCAAAAGTTCTAACAGCTGTTAATAGATCAAGATTCCAATATAACCAATAATCTGTATTTGGTAAAAGAGGACCCCAGGCGTTATTAACATCAGAGGCTTCAGTTAATAAGTAGTTTTCTGTTCCATGAGCAAAAGTAATATCAGTTCTACCATTTGCTGTTTGTAGGGAGACATAATCACCAATTTTTGCAAGAAAAACTTGTTGTCCATTAGAAATTGGATATGTTATAATTCCTTGTTGAAAGTCGATCTTCATTTGGTTTTCCTAAATGTGTTATAATATATATTTAGGAAAAGTTAAGGTCTTTTCCTCTTATTAAAGATTAGGTATTTACATATAATACAATACGCTTAGGTGGTGGAGGAAGTGTATGTGATATTATTTCAAATACTAATTGTGTAGTGGATAAAGTACTGGCTGCTTGTGATATTACTTCAGAAGCAATTTGTGTAGTAGATAAAGTGCTTGCTGCCTGTGATATTACTTCAGAAGCAATTTGTGTAGTAGATAAAGAACTTACAGCCTGTGATATTACTTCAGAAGCAATTTGTGTAGTGGATAGAGCACTTGAGGCTTGTGATATTAAT